TGAAAGCCTTTATGAAGTGGGCCAACAAGGGCAAACGCGCTCGCCTCTTTGAATTCAAGACACTCGATCCGATCGTGGGCGATGCTTTGAACCGTTGCGCCTATGAAGGCGATCTTGAAAGCGCAAAGGCACTCGCCAAGGCTTACTTGTCATGAAGTGGGGGCCTCTCCAGGCCGATGGGCGAATGGCGGCCAAAAGCGCAGTAAAGATCAGGGCAGCGTTGGCACAAACGGCAGAATTCAAACGCGTGTTCGAGAGTTATCTTTTAACGCAACCCAACCTTTCAGACAACCGTTCTCAGGATCGTGCGCGAGCGCGTGCCTGGGTGATGTTAAATGTTCGGGTAAACATGATGGCTTTGATGGGTGTGCTTGAGCGGGTTTATGCCGAAGGCTGGGTAACAGGTGTTGCCGCAGCAGATGAAACTATTGCTAAGGCCAAAGAAGCAAACAAAGCAGCCGAGGATGATCTTATTAACTGGTCACTTTGGAACCCAGGCGATGATGCCGCAGCCCTTTTACTTCGGCCAACCCGAGCCTTCCAACGCTTCCTTGAGTCCTTTGGTATCACCCTGAAAGAACTAACCAACACAACAGTAAATGACATTGGTAACTCGATCGCCGATGCTTTAGAGCAGGGCCTTTCTGCAAACCAAGCGGCCAAGTTGATTAGGCGCAATGTGGCGACCTCACATCGGGCTTTAACGATCGCAATCACTGAACAGAACCGAGCAATGTCGGCTGCAACGATCAACCGCTACCGAGAGATGCAGATCCCCGAGATGGAATGGGAGGTCTCTGATCCTTGTCCTATTTGTGCGCAGAACGCCAACCAAGTCGTGGCGATCGGTGGAACCTTTAATTCGGGCCACACGCAACCGCCAGCACATCCAAATTGTCGCTGCGCATTATTGCCTGTGATTCCCGACTTTGGTGTAGATATTCCTGAAGGCGTGGGCTTAGTTCCGATACCTTCTCGTTAAAACTGCTAAAGTAATGCACCTAGCCTTACAAGGATTGAGGAATAAATGGCAACCAAACACATCAACGCAAGCACCCTCACAACGGCATCAATTTTATTCACAGTAGATAAAAACGCTCGACCTTTGACACCTGTAACACTTTACAACGGTCACGGTTCAGCGATCTTTATTGGTGATCAAACGATTACAACATCAGGTGCAACTATCGGCCGCACTATTCCTGCTGCAAGTTCACAAACTTTCTATGTTTATCCAAACGATGTGATCTATGGTATCTCGGCTGCGGCCTCTGCCACAGGCGCAATTGTAATTACTTACTCCGCTTAATAAGAAGGAAGATTATGGCCGAAGGATTTGTAGCGCCACCGCAAGTGCGTGCTAATGCAAAACGCGGTCTTGAACTTCGCAAAGAACACAACCGTGGCGGAACTGAAGTAGGAGTTGCTCGCGCTAGAGACTTATCTAACGGAGCAGCGCTATCATTAGACACAATCAAAAGGATGAATTCCTATTTTGCCCGCCACGAGGTGGACAAGAAAGGTGAAGGCTGGGGCGTAGACAGCGCTGGCTACATCGCTTGGTTACTATGGGGTGGCGATGCAGGATGGTCGTGGGCTAAAGGTATTCTTAAAGAAAATGAAAGCAAGGAGAAATCAACGGTGAATGATCTAACCACTTCGTACTTCAGTATTGAGAAGTCGGACAAACAACCTGACGGAACTTTGATGGTTTACGGCAAGGCAACCGATGATTCAGTTGACATTGATCAGCAGATTTGTGACGCTGCTTGGTTAGATCGCGCCATGCCAGCCTGGTTTAAATCGGGTGGAAACATCCGCGAACAACACTCAAGTATTGCTGCGGGTGTTGCCAAGGAATACGAAGCAAAGGCAGATGGCCACTACATCATGGCCCATGTTGTTGACCCAGTTTCAGTCAAGAAGGTAGATGCGGGAGTCCTTCGTGGCTTTTCAATTGGCATCAAATCTCCACGCGTTGTGCGTGATACAAAGGCTGTAAACGGCCGCATTATTGACGGACAGATTGTTGAAGTTTCACTTGTTGATCGCCCCGCAAACCCTAACTGCCAATTGGTTCTTGCCAAGAGCGTGGATGGCGAGTCGAGCCTGATTCAAGTTGAAGAGTTAACCGAAGACATTATTAAACACCCAGGCCACGATCAATCCTCACACGGCCGAGGCGGTGGAAGCGCGGGCGGAATGGGCGCACCTGCTGCGGGCGCTGCGGGAGGAGGCGGTGGTGGAGGCGGAGCCGCTGGCGATGGCAAAGTAAGCCCTGAGGCCAAAGAAAAGATTAAGAAAGTTGGAAGCCGCGCTCGCGATCTTGAGTATGAGTTGAAGGCCAACAACCCTGCTGATGATAAGACCCGTGATCGCGCAGCGGCAAAAGTGAACAAGGCCCGATCTCATATTGAAAGAGCAGAAAAGACCGATGATCCAAAAGAGGCCGCGTCAGAATTAAAGAAGGCAAGAACAACACTTCAATCTGCAAAGACAAGTCTTGAGGACCAAAATTACAATAGTGAGGCTTCCGACATCAACGATATGCAAATTGAGTTGAATAGCCTTGCTGTCTTTGTGGGTCGTGCTGGTAAATCTACCGATGCAGAACTCCGCAAAGCATTACAATCTGCCCTACACTTATACTCTCTAACCAAATCGGAGGATGCCTCAATGAAAGATACAACCGTTGAATTACCTGTTGAGGCGATAGGTGAACTGCTAAAGTTTGACAAAGTTCAGTACGAAGCCGCACGCGAAGCACTTGCCAACTTGATCCAAGTTGAAGCAGGGGAAATGCGTGAAGGTCACAACGAAATACAATCAATCGGTCACCTTCTAGAAGCCGTTATGCATCTCCATGCATGGTATGAAGGAGAAGAAGCAGAGGGAGAAGTCGTGGAACAAGAGACAATTATTGAACGCGCCGCTGGATCGGTCAAAGAAATGAAACCAGCCAAGGATGAGTCAAAGCCTGACTTTCTAAAGCGTTGTAAAGAAGCGGGCATGGATGATGATGCTTCTAAGGCTTGCTGGGATAAGTACATGGGCGCAGAAAAGTCTGCCGACATTGCTAAGTGCTTAGAGTGCGGATGCAACCAACCAGGTAGCGACCACGGATTAAAAACAACTAACGATTTTGCGAACATTGCAAAGCCATCTCATGTCACCACCGCAGAAATGTATGCGCCAGGTGAAACGCCTAAGTCAGCAGAAGCAGACGAAGCGGCAGTTGAGGAAGCCCCAGCCGAAGAGACTCCAACAGAGGCTCCAGTTGAAGAGGCAGTAACAGAAAATTCTGAAGCACCAACGGAAGTTGATGCAGCAGATGTTGAAGCCATCGTAGAGCAGGTGGTAAAGAGCGCGACTGAGTCACTTCGAGCAGAGATCGCTACTCTCGTGTCAGCAAAAGAGGCTGCACTTGAGAAGTCGGTAGTTCTTGAGTCTGAGTTAGCAATTGCCAAGTCTCTCGCAGTGGCTGGCGGCCCAAGCCGTACAGCGAAGCCATTGTCTACAAAGATCAATGACAACCTTACAAAGGCAGCCATTTACAAAGCGAAAGCAAACGCAACAACAGACCCTGTTCTCGCTAAAGGTTATAAGCAATTAGCCGAGGAGTTTTACTCCAAAGCAGCCGACAGCGATAACAACTAACTACTAATCAAAGGATAAGCAATGACATTATCAGCACCTAAGGTCAAGGACCTATTTGGTGATGCAAGTCCACGCGAAGCCGCAGAACGCATGGAAGAGTACACAGCCGAACTTGGCAAGTCTCTATCAAGCGCATCTACAGTTCCAGGACAAGCACCTCTTGCAGATCCAGCAGCGCAGATCGAAGCACTTGTAGCAAACAAGTCTCTATCTCCTGATGTATCAGCGGGCCTTCAAAACGCACTTGCTGCACAGCGCCTTGCTATGCAGGATATGCAGAAGGACATCACCCTTACATCTCCACTTTCAACATCTTTTGCAGCCTTCGATCTTGAAGCACCTGCTAAGTTGCTCACACCACGCCCAACACCTCTCCGTAACCGTATCCCTCGCAAGAAGGGCGTTGGCACAAGCCATCGTCAGAAGCAGATCCTCGGCTACACAGGTACAGGAACTGGTGGAGTTGGCAACCTATGGCCAGGTATCACGCAGAGTTCAACTGCAACTTTTGGTTCTATCAATTACGAGCGTGGACCAATTATCAGTTATGCTGCGCAAGATTTAATCCTGCCTTACAACTCATACTCACTATCTGACAGCGTTACATTTGATGCTAACTTCTCAGGCCTGGGCTACCAGGACCTTCGTCAGTTGTCATCAACATCAACTCTCTATGCAACAATGTTGATGGAAGAGCGCATGATGCTTATGGCACGCGGAACAGCAAGCGGATACTCAGGCGCTCTTTCAGCACCTACATTCACACTTGCATCACCAGTTGCATCAGGTTCACAGACAGCACTAGCCGCAACTACTTACTATGTAAATGTCACTGCTGACGCAGGTATTTCAGGTAACGGTTTTGGTGAGTCAATTCTTGGAACAGAAGCAAACACAGCAGTTGCATCAGGTGATGTTCTTACAATCACAGTTGCATCTCCAGTAACAGGCGCACTTGGTTACAACATCTATGTTGGAACTGCAACAGGCGCTGCAAACTTGAAGTATCAAGGAACCCTAAAGGGAACTGGCACATTTACAATCCAAGGTGCTGGAACTCAAGGCCTAGTTGGAAACAACGCAGCCTTTACAACAACAGGTGCAGCCGCATCTCGCGCAACAGCAGACACTTCTGCTTATGCAACAGGTTACGACGGTATCCTTCCAACTGTTCTAGGACCTAACTCAGGTTACAACAACGCTATTAACTCAGCATTCAGCACTTCAAACCCAGGTGGAGAATTCCAGACTGCGTTTGCAAGTATGTATCAAAATGTAAAGGCTGATCCTGATGTTGTTCTACTTAACGGTAACGATCGTAAGCAACTCTCTGATGCAATCAAGAGTGGCTCAAACGCTAACTACCGCCTAGTTATCAACAATCCAGGCGAAGACGGCACAACATACGGCTCAGTAGTAACTGGCCTACAGAATGAAGTAACAGGCAAGGCTGTTGATCTTATGGTTCACCCATGGCTCAACCAGTG